CCAACGATCCGTTAGGGTCTTGACGTATCCTATGACTGTTGCGTATTTGGTCTCTAATGGCCAGACTTTGATGTGACGGAGCACACATTTTGCTTTGAGTTGTTCAATGACTGCAAAGGCGGAATAGTCTTTTTCTTTGCCGAAATCGAGCCCAGCATAAAATCTGCCTTGATGCACAGTTTCAGGATCCCAAAGTTCGATAGCTGTGTCCTGGCATTTGGTTATCAAAGCCAGCGGCAGCCACACTGCTTCATCTTCGCTCCAATTAGCCATCATCTCTCGCTCCCACCTATACGGATCGTCCGCATACTCCTCTTTCAGCTGGTCCACTTTCCTCTGTTTTAATGGTCCTTCAGGCTCGAGCGCCTGCTCCCAAATCACATGATTCTTGGCGAAATGGTTGTATTGTGGGCGGTTGAAAAATCGCCAGAACATGCTATCTGTTGAGCCTGGCGTGCTACTGCAGATGAATTTGCCATCAGTGGTTGCCAAAGTGAAGATTATTGCGTCGTACAGCTCTTGGTCATTTGGAATGTAATTGTATTCGTCAGCATAAACGCAATTCAGTGTAAAGCCTCTGATAGTCTCGGGCGAGCACGGGAACGCTTGAATCAAACTGCCGTTGCGCAGTGAAACCATAGTGGCCTGAGGCTTGCGATAGAACTTACGTGGTAATTTGGGTAAGAAGCCGTTGATTTTGCGGATTGGAATTTTGGTTTGGCGCCAACTGGGTCCCACAATAGCGATTTGGGAACCTTTGTTTCGAAGCGCATACCAGAGTAGCCAAGCGCTGATTAGGTGAGTTTTGCCTGATTGTCGACACCAACGGAGAGCAACTGAAGCGTTTGTTTCAAAAAGTTTGGCGGCTGCTTGCTGGTAGTCGGTGAGTTTGAGGCTCAACCATTTTTCGCAGAATTCAACAAAGCTGTCAGGAACTTCCTGGTTCCTTCTTTGGACAAAGTCTTCAGTTTGGCGTTTGATTTCCTCGATTTTCTTCCTTTGCCATTGCTTCATTAATCATCTTCTCCAGATTCGCCAGGTCTTTCGTGATCTGCGCCTCGTCAAAGCTCTTCGTCAGGCTGTTCATGACTTGAGCAACGTAGGAAGCCACGCGAACCCATTTTTGTCTCTGCGGCAACTGCAATTTATTGTTCTGAGCCTGTTTCTTGGCGAGACTGAAAAGTTCTTGCAAGTTTTGAAGTAGGGTTTCTCGGATTTTTTGAGTGTCAACTTTGACCATTGCCTTAATTCTGTAGACCCGTTGAATGACCATCCTATTGAGTGAAATTTTAACCAATACGGACCTACCCCCTCCCCCTACGTTTTTTGAGTGAAGAAAGCGCCCAGAATTGTGCCGATGACGAGGCTGATGGCTGAGAAGATTTCGCTGCTGAAGGCTTTTATGACGAGCATGTGTATGGCTTCGAGAAATGTTAAAGTGAGTAACGCTGCGAAGGCGAAGTACATACCATAGAGAAGTTTCTGGCTTGGCGGCTCGTCCACGTATCTGACTTTGCCACCTCGACCCTTAACCAGCACTCTGCGGACTAACGCTTGCTTGATAATATTTCGCATAGTCGCTTACCCGTAACCCGAATGAACATGCTTACAACCTTGAACCGTTTGATAGGCTTCAACACCTTTCTCCGAGCGATGTCGACTTGAAATTGGAGTAGCTCCATGACATCGCAGCCAAGTAACGCTTCATCATCAGCGTTTATTGCAGCAAAAACCATCAAGCCTTCATGGGCTATGTAAAGGTACACATACGCCAGATCGTTGGTGACAATTCGCCCATCAGCAAGCTTAATCTGTGCAGTTCCAGCCTTCGTGAGCTTCAGTTTCCGAGCTATCTTCTTGGGAATCACTGTGATGCTGGCGCCTGTGTCCACGCAAAACTCTAACGTGCAATTTAGGTCTCGGTTAGCAGGATTGGCCAACAACCCTTCGACGCGAATGTCTTTCTTGGATTTGCCTTGACCACGCAAAACAGCCTTGTTCATCTTTTGTTCTCCCTCGCCTTCAGAATGATTTCTACAGTGGCAACTCGGTTCTCAACGGCTGTTTTAACGTCTTCAAGCACAATGTTCTGAAGCCATTCCGGCATGCGCAGAATCCGCCAGCCCAGCTGATCCCACATCTTTAGCCAACGCTTTGCAGCCGCCCTATCAGCGCCGAAACCGTTCAACACGGAAACGTCCACGTCTTCGCTCACGTTTTCAAACCTCTCTTACAGAGTTCCTTTTTTCAATCGCGCCATCGTTGAAGTTTCCTTCCTCAGCCGATAGACATAATCAGCCAACAGAGACTTTTCTCTGCCCAACTCAATAGCGATGGGCAGTTCTTGTTCTTCACCAAGTTGATAGTCAATGTTGAGAACTCGGAAGGACTTGTCGACATTCTCGTTAGGCAAAACTACCTGTTGCATGTCGCCTGGTTGAATTCGGTTGTTGCCAAAATCTAAAATTTCGGTTTGTAGAGTAAGATTCTCTTTTTCTGTGGATAGCCAATCGAGATATGCTTCTGCCCGGGCAAGGCATTCCTCATCACTGTGCAGTTCCTCATCAGTCTCTGTGAATTCTCGAATGTCTGCGGGATTGGTAATGCTCTCCGCATGAGCACTCCAACGTCCCTTGCCAGCGAATAATCCATCAATCCAGATTGCTAAAGGTACAATCTCTGGCGCTGCCAGCATGAATGAAAAATGAATTTCTGCTATCTCTGACCAGTTGAAATTATCGATTTCGCCGACTTCCTGCAGCCATTCTGCAGCGTTGTTCTTGCCAACGTTCCATTTCTGTAGGTTCCAGCCATCATCATTGAGAAGATAGGTTTTCTTGACTTGTCGACCGTCTCCATCAAGAAGGTGAATTTGCTGGTCGCTGTAAAAGTTGTGTCCGCGTTTAATGTAGTATTGCAGTTCTGCGTATCGGTTAAAGTCAAAGCGCATGCCAGCTGGCACTCGAAAAATAAGGTCGACCCAAACATCAATGTCAGCGTTGTATTGGCATTTTACGCTCTTATCGCCTATAATTTTCGAAGCTTCAGTGCCGCCCGTATCAATCATAACTGTGCCATTGACTGAGCTGCACGTCCATTCATTGTTTCCACATCCATCAATATCTAAGGTATCCTCAGTGTAAGAATCACCGTATAACGGGTCTTTCTTTTCGGCAGCTCCAAAAATGTAAATCCTATTCCTAACTCTCTCAACCGAGCGCGAATAACGATAACTTTTAATGACATCCGTTAGACTGACCGGACTATTCTTAGAACCTCTTGGGAAGAATGCGAAAACGCCATCGTATTCTTCTCGGCAGTCATAACCAATGACTCCAGCTTTATCAGCAGTCTTAGCTACGAAGTCCACGATATCTTTGAGTTTTGACTTATCGTAATCGAGGTCTGTGTAGTAGGTGTCGGTGTTCTCGACTAAATCAGTTTGTCCTCTGAATCGAGTTAGATAGGTTGAGTAGTTGTCGATGAGAAACCTTACAATGTTTGCTCCTTCAGCATCTCGGAACCTGGCGGAAACAAGTCGACGGAATAAATCCTCAGCAAGTCCACGTCCTCGAAGGTTCATAGCGTAAATCATGGCTTCGCCGTCCGAGTCAATGTTCTCGACTTTCCCTTGAAAAATCTGAGGCAAAACGGTCCCTCTACCTATCCAGATACGAACAAAATCCTTGTTGTGAATCGGATAGGTTTCAACGTATTTCTTATCAAAATTAGCCAGCGTCAGCTCGAAACTATTGACTTCATCATTCATAGCCAAGTGAACGTGTAATTTCAAACGGTCTTCTTGCGGGATCTCGACGCCAACATCATACTGAAAATTATTGTATTGATCACGGTTGTACTGTTCACCGATAACAATTTTGCAGTTTGGCAAACTCAATATTCAACGCCTCTGCTAATCAGGGATTGCTCTTCACCGAGACGCCTAATTCCCCGTGGTGATCTTGCTATCTGTTCATTGTACTCTGATTGTGCTGCGGCTGCGTCACGAGTTGTTGAGGCCAACCAAGCCATGTAGCCAGCAGTGACAGCAATCAAGCCAACACCAAGAGTAAGCAAACTGATTTTCATTGCGAGAGAAGCATTCAGGACCCATGTTGCCGCAGCCGCTATGTGCGATGAAGCTGCATGCGCCATATTAGCCAATGAAGCTGCTCCAAGAACAACCTTCATGCTCTCAACGACACGAACCACCGTGAAAAAAACTGAAACAGCTTTAACTTGCTCGTTAGTCAACAAGCCAGTGGCGGCGCCCAGATTTGCAATGTCCAGAGCAAGAGAACGAAAAGCCCCTGTAGCCCGGTTCTCGGCTCGAATCGCAATGGAAATTTCGTGAAAGCTCAACCCCATTTCGCCTCCGCAGCCATCGCCTTCAATGCAGTATCAACAGCCCAATCCAAAATCTGCTTCAACTTGGGAAAATTTAGTTGAACAGCCTCCGTCAAGAATAAGCGTCCTTGAAAATGGGTTGTGCCAAATTCTTGGTACCAAGCGTAGGGAGCTGTGGCGCCAACCTTTACCAGCCAGTCTTCAACTCTTGAGAAAATGCTGTCACGGAGCCGCCCTGTTTTCACGGGGCACATACGACGAGCATCCATGTGCATGTCTCGACCCACTTGTTCAAGCGCAAGCCTAACGTGTCTTCGCATTAACTCTGGCAGATGCTCCATTGCCCGCTGCAACTCTGCAATGCCTTCAACGTTTGTCCCGAACTCAATGCTCATGCGCCATGCCTCTTCGCTTTTTCAATCTCTTCTTCCGTCTGCCTATCAACCTCGCTTAGAATTACAAGGAATTCTTCGATTGTTTTTGCTGGCTGCCGACGGAGCTGCTTAATGTCCCATCCGAATTCTTTGCAGAGCCTGAACTCTGTGAGGGTTGGGTGCGGCTTTCCTCGTCGGATGGCTCGGATAAAAAACGTTGCTCGTCAGGTGTGATGCCGCAGAGTCGATTAGCAATCTGGCTGAACAGTTCACCCAGGCTAATAGGAATGCCTTCCTCTTCACTCAAAAGTTTCTCGAGTGTGATTGGCTTATTTTGTGGCTGCTGTTTGAGGCTTGCCCAGATCGTCTCCGCCTGGATGGCTATGAAATCGCTTCGCTCAACCTGCCCTGTCATCGCATGATATTTCGTGTGTTTTTGAATGATGCGGCTACGCTTAGCCCAGCTGATCTCCCCGAACACGTATTTGCCCTTGTACTCTTCACCGTATCGCTCATCTAATTCGACTGTTTCTGTTCTCATGGCTGATCAGCTCTCCGTTAGCGTCTTCCCTTCCCACTCGAGATTCTGCGCCACAAGGTCCTCAATTTTGGTCGGTGTTTTAGCAGCTCTCCACTTGCAACCAGCGAAAGTGAAGATTTTCTTGTTGCCAGCAGGCCCGACCTCGAAGGCAAGAGAAAACTCTGTGTCTGCAAGAATGTCATCAAGCTCTGCCTTAGACTCAAAATCAGCCTTGATGGAACCTTGGAAACTTTGCTGTCGTTCAGGCAACGCCTTGATTAGATATGGCGTTGTGCTTCGTATGACAGGCTGTCGCTTCAAGAAATTGTTGATTTCGAAGCTGAAGTCGCTGAACCTGGTGATTTCGGCTCCGCCTTTTTTGACAACACAGTCTAAGCCCGTGATGGCGCATTCGTTGATTCATTTTCGTAGGTGTTGCCAATCTTTGCGGCTGCGGATGCGACATCTTGCCCTATGAGGTTCATGCTGATTTTAACCGGGTCCTCTATACTGCATTCGATTTTGGCTTTGTCGATTTTGCTGCCTTTGTGATTTAGGCTGATGATGCTGGCTGCTTTCTCGTAGAAAGTTTCAAGGCTGACGCTTTTTTGGTTGAGTACATACGCCCAGAAATCCCAGTCCTGCGGAATGTACACAAGCGACAAATCCACTGTTCGTACGGTTCTGCGAATGCTCTTCGGCGTCCTTGAGCCTATGCCTCGGATAACAATGTTTTTCGGGTCTAAAGCTGGCTCGACATTTTGTATGATGCCAATGTAGAGCATTGCAGGTGTCGGCGGCGTGGTTCCATAAGTTGATTCTTCAACGTAGTATGCCTTCGCTTCTTCGCCGACATATGCGCTCATACTTTTTCCTCCAATCTTTCGAGATAATCAATAATCTTGTTATGGTCTAAGTAACCGTCAAAAATGAAGGTGCCATCATACCGCCGGGGCAGACCATCAGCTTTCCTTTCGAGACCAAATGCGAAGACTTTGTTTGTTGTGTTGACAGCTTGAAAAGAGTTGAAGTCGATGGAGTCCAGAGCGTCGTCTGCATCCTCTACTGGGCAAGTATAGGTTCCAGTGATTGTAAGCGTTGGGTCCACGTGGATTATTCGAAATCGGAACGGATGAGTTTCCATTTCTCTTAGCAATCGCATCTTACCGTCTGCGCTAATGTTGGGAAGGCAGAGGAACTGGATTTTTCCGCGCTTGCGCATTCCAGAGATGTTCAGTGCTGAGAAGACATAGTCGCTGCCATCCGGGTCTTGCATGTTGCTTTTAGCCCATTC